AAGTAAAAAGATCAAAGTACTGCTCAGTCTTACCGTAGATAATCCATCGCCCTCTATCAGGTATCAGAACATAACAATGCTGTATAAACGGATGCAAAAAGCGTGACCACCAGTGTCCGCTATCCTCGGTAAACACTATGTACACATCAGAAGACACTAAAAGCCACCTTAGCTTGCATTGGACGGTCGAAAGATTGCGCCCTAGTCAGCGCTTGTCTACCTTCCCCTTCGCCCTGTAACGCGTACTCAAGGGCTTCTACGGGGTGCGAGTATTCGTTCTTGTCTGGCTCATCAGTGTATCGATCCCCTGATACCTGTATACGCCGATAACAGAAGCCACCTTGTAAACCCTTACGGATCATCCTAGCCTTGGGCAGGACAGTAAACCTAGGCTTGCCATCCATGCAGTTTTCTTTCATCGGTATTTCAAGCGCAGCCCTTCGCATTGCAGGGTCATTGGTGCTAGTGGGTGAACAGGGAATCCCTGCAGCCCTTATGATCTTGAAAGGTGTGTCGGCATTAGCTTGGTTCTTGTTGTCACCCGATGGATCGCCCCAGCCCTTGAACTTGTGATTAGGGTAATGAGCGTCGATGTATCGTTTTAATTGTGGTGCAAAGTCTACCGCTCCACTATCAGTCAAACAGAATTCATCGAAGCACACCCACCTGCCCATGCTGGTACGCTGTAGGAATGCACAAGCAGGCGTACGACCAAAGTCAAAGCCTAGGATGATAGGGATATCCAGCGATGGCACAAAGCCAGTGTCTTGACAGTGTACCGAGTCCACATACATTGGGTGAACAGGTTTGCCTGAACTGACAAAGCCATATTCATTGGCTAGGTTTACTTTGATCCAATCGTCAGTCTTACCCTGCAGACCTCGGTGGTAGTATGCAGTAGGTAGGTTATCGAGGTTCTCAGCATCAGGATTCACCCGCCATTGATCACCGTCCTTGAACACGCCGCCTGGTTGACGATGGAAGGCCCAGCCTTCGGGCTTCTCTTCCTCGGCCAGCTTGTAGTACCAATGGTCCTCGTCTGGTGCGTTACTATCACCCACAATCCCGTAGTGAGTAGGTCTGGCGCCTTCTTTCGGCGATGGGTATCGGCCTGCCCGTAGGTCTAGCATATCAACGACCGCCTTGGAATGTTCCTTGGCTTCGTTAAGCCACACCCAAGTAGTCTGTATACCCCGTGCTTTCTTAACGTGATCAGGTCGATCAAAGGCAATGAAGATCACTTCACACCGAACGCTAGTGCCATCGTCCAGCTGGAATGCCAGCCGATGTGTAGGCGGTTCCTTATTACCCTGCTTGAATTCCCCAAGGTCGCCCAGTATCTCAATCCAGTCTTTGATAGTGGTCGAGAACAATTCCGAATAGGTATTACGTGCAGCAATGATACGAGATAAGCGCACACCGTGGTTTGGATGCTGTTCACTCTTAACTGGTGCCTGCTCGCACATTAGGTCAAAAAGCTTGAGGATAGTTTGTACAGTCTTACCACTACCCAATGGCCCCATGATAAAGCTGTTACGCTCTCGGCAATCAGAGAACGCCTGCAGCACTTCGCCTTGGGGCTTTACATGGTACTCAATCGTTGGCATCGAATCGCTTTCTAATGACTGATACGGTTAGTGCATCGCCATCAGCACCACTAATCTCAGTTGCTTTTAGCTCTGGAAGGTACTTGTTAATCAGCTTTAACCTAGCATCAGTGGCATACTTAATTGCATTTAGCTCATTAGTTTCCATTGATGCCCCCTCCCTTTCCATTTTTACAATATTATCAATCACATGCTCAAGTCGGCACTTCTCAGATAAATAGGTTCTGAGTTGCTCTTGGCGCATTGCTCTTTGCTTAGCTGGGTTGTTGGCAGCCATTACTTACTCCAGTCTATCTTGTCGTAATTGGCTTTGAACTTGTCACGTGATTCAGTAGTACTCTTGCGAGGCTTACTACCTTTGCCGCCATCGTATTCAGGGAAGTGTCTTTGTCGTGTTTCTTTATCGAGTTTGTGCCGCATGTCAGACATGGTATGGCCCTCCTTTGTGTCTAGCAATTCTATATCTTAGTTATATAAACCACAAACCTAATAATAAATTGATCTATTGAGATATAAAAAACATTTGACACGTTAAAAAGCATTCTTATAATTGGACTCATCGGCGCGGGGAGCGCCACTAACTGGAGAGGACTTATGAGCACAACAATCGAAACACAGAAAGACTTAATCCTTGAGGCAATTACTGGCTTGAGCACACAACAGGCGCTGGACTTCTTAGAAGACGGCCAAGCCTTGGCGCAGCTTGGAATCACGGACGAAAACGCAGTCGAAGAAACACACTTTTTTTTATCACTAGATAAGGCGCAAGGACTATGAAAAGAGATGATGACAGGTTTGTAGAAAACATGGCGTTGCTTATCGCTATGTTAATGGCTTTGTTAATAGGCCTTGGTGTTGCGGGAAGCGGAGACCTTGAAGAAGCAGAAACACAAGCCAAGGTATATAACGACATGGTATGCGCTGGCCATTGGCCTGATTACGAAAACAGGAAGCCAAAATGCAACTAACTGAATGGCTTTCTGAGAAATACCCAACAAAACCAAAAAAATTAAAAGTGGTTAAGAAACCTAAAAAGCGAGCTGTAAAAGCAAAGAAAAAAGAGTTTGTGCGATGTCTATCTATCGAGCAAGTAGCAGAAGCGTTTGAGCTTCACAACAAAGGGGTTTATTATTGTAACATTGCTGTATTACTGGGTGTGTCAGAATTGACGCTTCGTAAATACATGAAGGCCGCCGAATTATACGGTTACGCCTTCTGGAGTGATGATTATGTATATTGTGGAGATGGTGCAGAAAAACACGGGACAGAGTGAGTATATCCTTGGCGTATATACTGATAACGAACATGCAGAATATGCGTCATGGGTTGAAGAAGCGGTAGCGCCAGTGGAGCTAGTCCCAAGGGTTAGTTACTTCGAGGCCGACTACATAGACCCAGTTAAGCAAGACATGTTTGAAGATTACATTGAAGACTAAGCGCAGATAAGTGTAATCGCGACAGTTTATATGGCGCATTAAAGTGTTTATAAAGTCCCAGTTTTTAGACATGAGGATGTCTATATGGCTATAAAATCGCCAAAATTGGACATTGGAGTATACTTAAACGGAATGACTGCGCCGTGGCCAACTAAAAGACAGTCCCAATTTTTTAGAATAGGCACTCAGGGTTGCGTTCAGTGTGGTTACCCCCAGCATGAACGGTAAATGTCCTAGCTCGTCGTAGAGATTGATCACTCGTAGACGCACTCGACAGGCCCTGCCAAATCCTAGGCTATCGGGCGATAAAGACGAGTGTCTATTCTAAAGAATTCACGGTGATGCGCATCAGGCGGGGTTACTACAAACAACACCCAGCACGCTTAGCCCGAGAAGAACCATCCGCACAATGGGTAAATCCGCCAGAGCGTACGACTGGTGCATAATGACAGATAAATACTTTGTAGGATGCTGTCACTTATTTTGGAGTACATTATGGAAATAGCTCAAGATTATTTGAAAGAATGCTTTGATTACAATCCAGATACTGGAAGTTTGAAATGGAAAGCAAGAGATGTTTCTCATTTCAAAACATTGAATGCTGCGAGTGTCTGGAACTCCAAGTATGCCAATACAGAAGTTGGAACTTTAAAATCTGGAAGAAAGATTCTAAGTCTTGATGGCAAAAAACATAAAGTCCATAGAATCATTTGGATTATCTGTCACGGACAGTCGCCAGAAAATCACATTGACCACATAAATGGAAATCCGGAAGATAACAGACTAGAAAATTTGCGTGATGTTACTAATGCAGAAAATCACAAAAATAGAAAAATACCTAAAACTAATACATCAGGCGTTCATGGTGTTAGTTGGTATAAAAGAAAACAAAAATGGCAAGCAATGATTAGAACATCTGGCGGTCATTTACATCTAGGTTACTTTGATTCTTTAGATGAAGCTGCAAAGGCAAGAAAAGAAGCAGAGAAACTACACGGTTACCATGTCAATCATGGTAGATAACACTCTGTAAGTCCCACGGGTAGTTCCTATAAGCTACCCAACCGCGCGGAGGGCAGATAACGCAGGATAAAGCGTAAGCGAGTGCCTGCACCTAATAAGCGAACAACAGCACAACACAATAAGCGAATGGTTTATATATGCGCCAAAATGTACACTAATGGGTAACTATATAAGCCAATTTTAAACCTTGGAGGGATCGTGACTGGGAAACA